GGGGTTAACGATGTCAGCCAAACAGGTGACCACGGAAAATCTAAATTACTATCGCAATCGGCGGCGCCCGGCGGCAGCGCTCGTCCGGCGTGTAATTACTCAAAAACACACGCACGCGGCGACGGACATGGAAGGCCGATGAAATGAAACCTACGGCATCAATAGGACTATCGACGGCGTGTGATGATTATCGAAAACGACGAAAAAACTACGCGAAGACATTCGGGACCGAAGGAAATATCGCTGACGATCAAACCGGAACGAGCATCTTCGATCCGGTCCTTTGCGAACTGGCTTACCGCTGGTTTTGTCCGCCGGGCGGGATTGTGCTTGATCCGTTCGCGGGTGGATCAGTGCGCGGGATCGTGGCCGCATGGCTGGGCCGGGATTATGTGGGGATCGACTTGCGCAAAGAACAGATCGAAGCCAACGAAGCGCAGTGGAAAATGATCGCGCCCAAGCACCCGGCCCGATCCGATAAAGCCGAGTGGGGCAGCCGCCCGGAGCCGACGCCGTGGGAAGCGCGCGAAGGCTATTTCTTCAAGCGCGATGATTTCTTCGAGTTTGGCGGGGCGAACGGCGGCAAAGTCCGGATCATGCTCGCGCTGACCCAAAATGCCAAAGGCATCGTGACGTGTGGTGACCGGACGTCCACGCAAATCTCCCGCGCGGCCCTGGTGGCCAAGGCGCTCGGCATCAAAGCCCGGATTCACACGGCCAGCGGCGATTTCACTCCGGGTATGATCGAAGCCAGGGCTGCCGGCGCCGAAATCATCCAGCACATGCCCGGCTACCTTTCGGTCCTGAAAGCCCGCGCGCTGAAGGACGCCGAGCAAACCGGCTTCGCGCACATTCCATGGGCGCTCGAGCATCCGGACACGGTTTTTGTCACGCAAGATCAGGTTCAGAATCTTCCCCCAGGACTTGAGCGGATCGTGGTGCCCTGCGGATCGGGCATGACCTTGGCCGGCGTCCTGCGCGGCCTGAACCAATTCCACAAGCCGCTGCGGCCCGTCCTGGGCGTGCTGCTGGGCGGGGCGATTGAAAAGCGGCTGGATCAATACGCGCCGAAGAACTGGCGCAAGATGGTGAAGCTGGTTCGCTCGAAGCTTCCCTTCCATCAGGAAGCCGAAACCCGCGCCCTGGCTGGCGTGGACCTGGACCCGATCTACGAAGCCAAGTGTATTCCATTCCTGAAGCCGGGCGACGGGCTGTGGATCGTTGGCCGGCGCAGCAAGCCAGGCCAAACCGCCCGCGGCAATCCGCGCTGGCTACGCGGCGATGGGCGCAACGTCCAATCGCTGGTCAAAAGCAACTGCGATTTTTTCTTCACCTGTCCGCCCTACTTCGACCTGGAACAATACAGCAATTCGCCCCATGACCTTTCCAACGCCAAAAGCTACGCCGATTTCATCGCCGATCTGAACCGGATCATTCAACAAAGTTGCGAGCTGCTGCGGAACAATCGCTTTGCTGCCATTGTCGTCGGCGACATTCGAGATCCGGAGGGGGCTTATCGGAATTTCGTTTCTGACACGATCCGGGCCTTCAGCCTGGCCGGCCTGAAGCTTTACAACGAGGCGATCCTGGTTACGGCCGTGGGATCGCTGCCGATCCGAATCGGCAAACAGTTCAGCGGTTCGCGCAAGTTGGGGAAAACCCATCAGCAGCTTCTTGTCTTCAAGGGCGATCCGCGCAAGGCCACGGCTGAGATTGGGGAAGTTGAATTTGGAGAAATCAATCCAACAGAAGCAGGTGGCTCATGAGCAAGCCGCCTTCAGCCTGGGATCAGCAACCCGACGAAAGCCTTAAAGCCTTTACCGCCTTCAAGCTTTACCTGGAAGGCGGCGACAAGCGAAGCACGCGGGCCGTAGCGCGAAAGTTGCGCAAGAGTATTGCGCTGACTAATCGCTGGTCTGCCCGTCATCGGTGGCAAGAACGCCTGCGCGCCTGGACCGCGCACTTGCAGGAAGTCGAAGCGGCGGCGCTCGAAAAGAAGGCCAGGGAAGAAGCTGCCGAATGGGCCAAACGCGAGCAGGAATTCCGGCAACGCCGCTGGAACCTTGGCGCGGCCCTGCTGGGCAAGGCTGATGCAATGCTGCAATTCCCGGTGGCGACAACCAAGACCGCCGACGGGCGAACTATCGTTCAGCCAGGCGACTGGAACTTCGGCCATGCCGCGCGCCTGGCGGAAGTAGGCGACAAGCTGTCCGCCCTGGCAACCGGCCAGCCAACCGAAAGCGCGGAAGTCTCAGGCAAAGACGGCCAGCCGCTTGTGCCGGCTGGTGCTGGCACTGTGGTAATTTATCTCCCGGACAAGGAGAAGTTGCCGGAGGAAGAATCTTAATGCGCGCGTTAACTCTTTGGCAGCCGTTTGCGTCAGCGATGGAAAGAGGGAGGAAGCACAATGAGACGCGCAGTTGGTCAACGGAATATCGTGGAGACCTTGTGATTTGTTCAGCGAAGCGGCGTCCAAGGCGCGAGGAAATTCGTAACGATGCCCTGATGTCGCAAGCATTGGCTTTGCCCTACGGTTTTGCTCTGTGCGTTGTGGAGCTTTACGATTGCCGCGGTGTGGAATGGGTTGTGCAGCAACCGGAATTTACGGAGGAAGAACGTGAGTGGGGAGATTACACGCCCGGCATTGGACGATACGCTTGGCTGACTCGAAATTGCCGCAGCCTTCCCGATCCGGTTCCGGTTGTCGGGCGGCAAGGATTGTGGACGCCCGCCGCTGAAATCTGCGCGTTGGTAAAAGAGCAATTGCCGGAAGAAAATGGCGAATGAGATCAGACCGCAAGCCGGTCCGCAATCGCGCTTCCTGGCGAACCCAGCCGACATAGCCATTTTTGGCGGTGCCGCTGGGGGCGGGAAATCATTCGGCTTGCTGCTCGACCCGCTGCGCTACACGCACAACCCGCAATTCGGCGCGGTCCTGTTCCGGCGCACGAAAGTTCAGATCAGGAACGAAGGCGGTTTGTGGGATGAATCCGAAAGTCTTTACCCGCTGCTCGGGGCCCACGGATTCAGGCAGCAGTTGCAATGGCGCTTCCCATCCGGTGCAACAATTTCAATGTCCCATCTCGAACACGACAAGGATCGATTTAACTGGGGCGGCGCGCAAATTCCCTATCTCGGCTTCGATGAATTAGTTCATTTTTCAAGCACCCAATTCTGGTATATGCTGAGCCGCAATCGTTCGCCCGCGGGCATTCCCGGCCAGATTCGCGGCACGTGCAATCCTGATCCGGACAGCTTTGTGGCCAAGCTGATCGAATGGTGGATTGACAAGGACACCGGCTATCCGATCACGATCCGCGCCGGGATAGTGAAATATTTCGCGCGCATTCACGACGACCTGGTTTGGGGCTTCAGCAAATCAGAATTGAAAAAAAAATACGGCCCGCAATGCGATCCCTTGTCGTTGACCTTCATCCCCGCCTCGGTCTTCGACAACAAAATCCTCCTGGCGCAAAATCCCCGTTACCTGGCCAACCTGCGGAACCTTCCGCCCGTCGAGCGCGAGCAACTTCTGAACGGCAACTGGCTGGTGCGCCCGGTGGCCGGCAGTTATTTCAAGCGGCATCTGTTCGGGATCGTCGATGCCGTGCCAGCCGCGATCAAGGCCCGCTGCCGTTTTTGGGATCGGGCCGCGTCTGAGCTGCGGGCGGAAAATGATCCCGACGCAACGGTCGGCCTGAAGCTGGCGTGGGCTGAAGATGGAATTTTTTACATCGAAGATGTTGTCCGCATGTTTGCCGGCCCGCATGATGTGGAAAAGGCAATGAAGAATCTGGCGCAGCAAGATGGCGTCAATTGCCTGGTGGCCTACCAGCAGGACCCAGGATCAGCCGGCGTCAAGGAAGCCCAGGACACCGCGCGCGCCTTGGCCGGCTTCGTGGTCAGCTATCAAACCGAGACAGGCGACAAGGAAACGCGCGCCAAGCCGGTCAGCTCGCAGGTCCCGGCAGGCAACATCAAGCTTGTGCGCGGGCCTTGGAACGACCATTTTTTGCGCGTGCTGGAAAACTTCCCGGTCGGTAGATTCGACGACGAAGTGGACGCGCTCAGCGGCGCGTTCAACAAGCTCACTTCCGGGCGTGAAATTTTGATCGGTTGAAATGGATTTCCTTCTTCCCAATCAAATCAACTTTGAATTTCTTGAAGCCGAAGCCGACGGAAGCGAGTGCGGCATTTGCGGTGAAATGATTTTCCTGCGCGCCTGGCGTCTGAAGGTCCTGGTGAATGGCCGCCATCATGGTTACGGCGAAAAGCTGCTGTGCGACGGCTGCAAATGCGCGGTTGAACCCAAATGACCACGGTTGTCCATGTCAACCGTGCGCCGCATGATATTTATGTCGGGCGCGCCGTGGCCGGCAGATTCAAGGCCAGCAAATGGGCAAATCCTTTCAGAATCGGGCGCGACGGATCGCGCGAGGAAGTGCTTCAGAAATTCGCGGCTTACCTGGATAGCCGGCCCGATTTGCTGGCGGCCTTGCCTGAATTGAAAGACAAACGCCTGGGCTGCTGGTGCGTCCCACTGCCATGCCACGGCCATTGGCTGGCCCGGCTCGCTGACAGATTGGAATTGCCGAAGCCTGCGCCATGTGAGAAGAAAGCCTGCCATGTTTGAACGCGTCAAAGCTGCCTGGTCCGCTTTCCGGCGGCCGGGCGTTAAAATGGTTCAGCTTCAAGACCTGTTCGGAGGAATCCTGCAAGGCATCGAAATTTCGCAGTTCAGGAACTACGAAAGTTATCTTCAGGCTGGCAGCAAAAAAATTTGGGCGCTGTATAAAGCCTGCGATTTGATCGGGAAAGTTTGCATGGATACCACTGGAATCCTTTCCAAAATCGGCGGCGACGGCAGCCGGGTGAAAAATGCCGACTTGGATCGGCTGCTGTCCGCGCCGAATGAATTCGAGACGTTTGGCGAAATGATTTACAAATGGGTTTTCCACATGCTGCTGTGCGGGAACGCATTTTGGACCAAGGACGAATCGAACGGCCAGGGCCAGCGGCCCAAAGCGATCTTCCAGCTCAATCCAAAGCGAATGCGGGTCAGCGTCGATGCCCGCCTGGGCGTGGTGGGCTATATCTACACGAATTTTGACGGGGAACAAATCCCCTACGACGTGGAAGAAATCATGCACTTCAGATTGCCCCATCCGAACAACGACTTTTGGGGCGTCGGCGCGGTCGAAGCTGCCGAGCCGCTTTTCAACGAAGCGATCAATCGTGATCTGTGGCAGGAAAATTTCTGGAAGAACGGCGCGTCCCCTTCCGGCCTGATGATCCTCGAAGACGTCGTGGTGGACAAAGGCAAGTGGGAAGAGGCCAAGGCCGAATTCAACCGTCGATATTCCGGCCTGAAGAACGCCGGCAAGACCATCCTGCTGACCGGCAAATGGAAACACGAGCAGCTCGGGCTCACGGCGCAGGAGATGCAGAATATCGAGCAAAGCAAATGGACGGTGGAACAAATCTTCATGCAGCTCGGCGTGCCGCTGTCGGTCGCCGGCGTGCGCGAGGCGGCCAACTACAATTGTATTCCCGCAGGCGAACTGGTGGAAACACCGCTTGGGCCGGTCGCCATCGAGAATCTGAAGCAAGGCGATCCGATTTGGCAGTGGAGCAAAGACGGCCTGACTAAAGGCGCAGTAGTGGCCATCATTCCGCAGAAGGCCGCGCCGATATTTGAAATCAAAACGCAGACCCGGACTTTGAAAGCCAGCGCCAATCACCCGGTGCTTGGGTTTGATTTGAAATGGCGAAGAGCCGATCAGCTTGCCGTAAATGATCGTTGCTTGACAGCGATGGCACACGGCTTTTCTGGCGAAAGAATCATCAGCGTCCGGCAACTGCCGTCTGAACCTGTCTTTGATCTTGCAGCCACGAACGAACACACGTTTATCGCTGGTGGAATAGTGGTGCACAACACGGCGGAAAAAGACGACATTCGCTTCCGCCGTTACACGATTAAGCCGCTGCTCAAATTTGCCGAGGACACGATCAATTCCGATCTGGTCGAAGGCTACGGCGGCAACCTGGAATATCGCTTCAACGTCCAAGGGCTGATCGACCTGGGGAACATTCTTCAGACCTTCGCGCCGTTGTTTGATCGTGGCGTGATTTCGATCAATGAAATGCGCGACGCGGTCGGGCTGCCCAAGATCATGGACGATCCGTTGTTCGACCAGCACTTCATCACCGCCGCGCTGGTGCCGCTGGAACTGGCCGGGGTAGCCGCGGGCGATCAGACGCAGCAGGCCGCCCGCGCGATCATGCAGCGGTTCATTGACAGTTCCCTGTGCGGCCAGGAAGCGCGCAAAACGCTTGAATCCATCAGTAGAAAGCTGATTGATTTGCAGAACGGCATGAATCGCCAGGTTTCTTTGAATGTCGAAGCGCCGCCGGTCCCATCGGTGAACGTTGAAGTTGCCGCGCCGCCCGTTCCTGAAGTGAATGTTGAAGTGAAAGTGCCGCCGGCGAAGCCTGTTGGCCGGCGAAAAGTCAGCTTAAAGCGCGGCGCGGATGGGGAAATGACCGGCAGCATTGAACCGGAATGAAAACCGCCATTGCTACCCGCAATGTTGAACTGGACGCCAAATCCGCTTTGTTGAACAGCGGCTATTTGCGGATTTATAGCGGCACGCAACCGGCCACGCCCGAGACAGCACCGAGCGGAGTGTTGTTGGCTGAACTGCGTTTCGGAAATCCAGCCTTCGCGGCGGCTGCCGCCGGCGCGATCACGGCTAATGCGATCACGTCCGACAGCTCAGCCGATGCCACTGGAACAGCCGGCTGGTTTCGGGCCTTGAAAAGCGATGGGGCAACGGCTGTATTTGATGGAACGGTAGGAACCAGCGGCGCTGATTTGAATCTTAACTCGGTGGCCATTCAAAGCGGCGCGATTGTGTCGGTAAGTTCGCTGACGATCACGCTGCCAACGTAAAAGGATTTTATGAGTCTTCAAACCTGGCAAGAAACGCTCGTCTCATCGCAAGTGGACGGGCCAGTCCTGACAGCCGCCGCCGCCGCGAGCTGCATTCCGCCGGCGGCCAAGATTACGCTGCCGAACAACTACTTTTACATCGGGCGCGTGTTGCGAATCACAGCCACTGGGAGAATCAGCAGCGTCATCACTACGCCTGGAACAGCCCGCTTCGACGTGAGGATCGGCGGCGTGATTGCTTTCGACAGCCTGGCCATCCTGCTGGACACCGTCGCTGGTCACACCAACGTCGGCTGGTGGCTGGACCTGTTCCTGACCTGCCGGGCCATCGGCAATGGAACGCTGACGACGCTCATGGGCCAGGGATCGTGGACGTGCGAAGACATTCTCGGCGTTCCTGCCACGGCTCCCAAGGGCGTATTGACCGCCATGCTGCCGTGGAATTCAGCGCCTGCCGTCGGAACCGGCTTCGATAATACGCTGGCGAACACGCTGGACATGTTCTTCACGCAGACCGCCGCCACTGGAAGCCTGACTGTCCACCAATACATTGTTTCGTCGTTGAACTGATGCCGACATTCTCGACTTGGAGCGCAGGGGTGATCGGAGAGCCAGGGCAAAAGCCGCGTCCGCTCTCGAAGTTCAGGACCTTCCGCAACGCGAAAAATTTTACAATCTCCGGGGTCACAAAAGATTCTTCTGGTAATCCCCTGGCAAACTGCGTCGTCCATCTATTCAGGACGGGCGACGATTCCGCAGTTGCAAAGACCACCTCGGATGGTTCAGGCAATTATTCATTCACTCTCGGAGACAATGCGGGAAACTTCTACGTGGTTGCTTATCTTCCAGGCGCGCCGGACGTGGCGGGCGTGACGGTCAACACTTTGATCGGCGCTTAAAGTGCCAGACGCCTTTTTATATCCAGGCGAACCCAATCCGTCTGACGTTCGTCTTCGCGATCCGACCACAAGCGGGGCGCAATCCATTTCAGGATCAGCCGCGCTGACACAGCAGCCGCAAACGCATTCGGCTTCCGGCTCGCTTCAATTTGATTCCAACGCCGCGCTAATCGAACAACCCGCAACCACGTCAGCAAGCGGGACCGAGACATTCAGCGCCAGCGCCGCGCTCGCCCAACAGCCGCAAAGTGTCGCCGGATCGGGATCAGAAATCTTTTCCGCCGCGTCCGGGCTTGGGCAATCCAGCCAGTCAATCAGCGCGCAGGCTTCGCTGGTATTCTCAGGGACCAGTGGACTGATCCAAACGCCTGCGACGATCACGGCGTCCGGGGCAGAGCAATTTTCTGGCGCGGCCACGCTGACGCAGCAGGCCCAAACCATCACTGAAACAGGACTGGAAGATTTCGACGGGTCGGCTGGCCTGACGCAATCGCCCGCAACCTGTGCGGGCGCAGGTTCGTTGGTGTTCGCAGGCACAGGCTCGCTAATCGCAACGGCGGAAATCGGCAACGGTTCTGGAACGATCACGTTCAGTGGCGATGCAGTCGGTTCGCAGGGCAGTCAAACGATTCTGGCCGTCGGGCTGGTCCTGCCGCCCAGTTCGTTGCCGCCAGATATTTTCGCCATAGGCGATCTTCAAGCCAGCCCGGCCATCATGACCGGCACCGGCGATGCCGGCGGCGAAACACCAAGCTGGCCTCCGGGCGGAAGCACCAGCCATTTATTCAGACAATTCTTTTTGGCGCACAGACCCGATCAGCCAAGCCCGCCCAGCCCGGTGACCGGCATGGCTTCATTGACCGCGAAACCGGCGCGGATGTCTTCCCGCGGGAATTTGATTCCGAAGCGCACGCAAACGATTCGGCGCACAAAACAAAAAGCCGGAAAAGTGCGGATCGTTAAACAGGTCAAAAAGAAGACTGTTGTTGGCACAGCAAGGATGATCGCGGCGCAACATGAGTGCAAGGCAATGGGCAGCTTTGAAGACGTGGAATTGGAGCAAGCCATTTTACTTTTGCTTGATTGCGACTTGTGAATAAATCGAATCAATGCCCAAAGTCTTAAATGCGCGCCGGATGATTCGGGCCGTCGGCGGCAAAGCCCTTGTCATTCCAGAGGAAGGCTGGAACGCCACCAATTTCTACCGGCATGGCGGCCCGATGATCGTGGCGCTGGCGCGCGTGGCTAAAATCACCCAGCGCCGCGCGGCAGCCGTGATGGCGCGCACGCTTTATGCGCTGTTCAAACGCCAGCTCGACGCCGTGATCCGGCGCGTGTCCGGCCAGCGGGCGGCGATCATGCCAGGCCGCAAGGTCGATCTTGAAATTGCCTTCGGCCAGCACGAAGACCTTTGGCACCGGGCAATGCAGGAGGTTTTCCGCGAAGCAGGGATCGAGATCGTTGCGGAAATATCGCCGGCCATTCAAAGCGTCATGGGCCAGGGCTATTCCAAGGTGGGTCTGTTGCTTGGCCAGGACGCCGATCCCACGGTGAATCCGAAGATTGCACGCGATGCCCGAGATCTGGCCCGCCAGGTTACGGCCGTGAACGATACCACCCGCGAGCAGATCAGCCGCAAGGTGCGCTACGCCATTGAACAGGGAATGTCCGTCAGCGAAACGGCTGGCCTGCTGGAACGGGAATTGCCGCCGATCTTCGGCCATCGCGCGCTGACCATCGCGCGAACGGAATTGAATAACGCCTGGTCCCTAGGCGCCGCCAACAGTTTTTTGCAGTCTGAAACGTTAACGCATATTTCCGTTATCGGTTGCGAAGCGCGCGAGCCGCGCAGCCCGCATTGGAATGGCCAGAGCACATGCAACTACCCCGATCTGCCAGTCCACGACCTTGATGCCTTCTTGGAAGTTGGGTATCATCCGAACCACACCGGCGTCGAAGTGCCAAGCCGCTTCAGAAATGCGGACGGCTCGGTTGATCCTGAAGCTCCGCGTCCAGCCGAGGCGATAGACGACAGCGGGACTGGCCAACCCCTGCCGGACAATCCATAATTGTTCCTGCATGACACAAGGAAGGGAACGGATTGAATAGGTTGAAGATCACCCAGCTTGGAATTGATCTTGAGCACAAGGCCCTGGATAAAATCCACGCCGCGCTGGAAAAGCACCCTGCCGGCCTGCGCCTGGGCGACATCGCCAGGGCTACCGGGCTGGCCATCGGCTACGTGGCTGCGATCCTGAATAAATCCACCTGCGTGATCCGGCGCGTTCGGCGCAAATGGTTTGTCGACTGGAACGATCTGCCGGCCAGCTTCAGACCACAACGGGCTGCGAGGAAAAGTTTGACGAATACCACGGCTTGTGAGACAAGGCCAAGGTATGAAGCTCGTCGTCGTTCGCGACAGAAGTCTTTACCAGCCCGATCCGCCGGCAGGCGCCAAGGCACCCGAACCGCCCAAGCCAGGCGAATTCGATAACATCAAGCATTTCGACGCCGGCTTTTCCATCGAAGCGCCGGAATCAAAAAAGTTCACCACGGTCAAGGACGGCGACGTGATCGTGGATTACCGCGACGTCCAGATCAAAGGCTACCTGTCCACGTTCAAGGCCACGACCGAAAGCGACCGGCAAGGGGATTACGTCGATCCGGGCGCCTTCACTGACACCATCAAAAATTTCATGGCCAA